AAATGGCAGGAAAGCACGATAAAAATATTAAGATTACGGTAAGTGATAATGGTACTCTGAAACAGAAGACCAAAGACATTAACAAACTTAATAAAGCAGTAGACAGAAATAGTAAGAAATCTGGTAACCTTGATAGAAATATGAAGGGTAATGCTAGAATGTCTTCTAACGCCTCTAAAAACTTCTCTAAACAAGCTCAAGGTATGCAGGGTGTTCTAGTTCCTGCCTACGCAGAAGTCGCAGCACGTGTATTTGCGTTAACAGCTTTATACACCGCTTTAGAAAGAGCCGCTGACTTTGCAATATTACAAAAAGGTCAAGCCGCCTTCGCAGCCTCTACAGGTAAGAATATGGCTCAGATCGCCAGAAGCGTTCAAAAAGCTTCTGGATATATGCTTGATTTCCAACAAGCTTCTACTAGTACAGCGCTAGCTACAACTGCAGGTCTAACTGCAAAACAAATTGAAAAAATGACTAAGGGTGCACGAGCTGCTTCAGTTGCTCTTGGTAGAAATATGGCCGATGCTATGGATCGTTTAACCCGTGGTATTGTAAAGGCGGAACCTGAAATCTTAGACGAATTAGGTGTAATCATTAGACTTGATACCGTATATAAAGACTTCGCTAAAAGTATAGATAAGACTACTACAGAATTAACTGAAATGGAGAAGTTAACTGCACGTAATGTCGCTATTATGGGGCAATTAGAAGGGAAGTTTGGAGATATAGCTACAACTATACCTGCGAATGCTTTCGCTCAGTTAAGTACCTCTATTATAGATATGGTAAATCAAGGTGGAGCCTTAATCGATAAGGTATTTGGACCTTTAGTACGTTCTTTAGCAGATAATAAAGAATTGCTACTAGCTATAATGGCTATAGTTGGTAGAAGTCTAATAAGAACAGTATTTCCTGTATTTGACAAAATGGGTGAGAAGATAGACGCCTGGACAACGAAGATGTCGTTGTTTAGAGATAAGTTGATACGAACTCAACAGTCAATGAAAAAAGCTGCTAAAATGGCTAAGTGGGACCTTGTAAAAGGGATGCGAATAGACCGAGCTACGGATGCTCTTACAAAAATGGGTGCGGACTCTGGTAAATTTGGAGGAAAGAAATTTGCAGAAGAATGGAGAAAGGGTACTAGAGGTAAAGCACTTTTTGACCAAAAAGGTTTAATTAAGGCTCTAAGACAGACGGTACGTATGGGTATGGGTAGTGCTGTGGGGACTGGTTATGCAACTACTCCAGGAATGGATGGTAAATCTGTTGCAGAGATGCAAAAGCTTGATGCAACATTAGCTCGTTTACAAGGCACTCTTGCTGGAATAGCCAAGGCTACCAAAGGTACCATGGCTTCAGATATTATACAAAATATCTCTAGTATGACAAAAAGATTTGCATCTATGGGAATCGGTATAGCAGACGTCACTGGAAACTTCCTAGCTATGGGTAGAGCGGGTTCTAGTTTAGCACATGAATTAGGGCTATTCAAAACAGTCGGAGCAATTTTCAATAAAACCTTTAGAAAAGGCCTGATAAAAACTATGACTAAGGAAATGAAGGCATCAGAAGGGGCTGCTAAAAAACACTTACAGGGTACAATAGACCACTTAGAAAGTCTAAGCCAAGAAGCCAAAATGACTGAGGATGGTACGAAGAAATCTATGAGTGGCATAACCAAAGTTTTTGGTACTATGGGTGCTGCGGTAGGAGCAACTATAACAGGCTTATCAAAAGGTCTTAATGCTTTAGTAGGTATTATGGGTGCTTGGATGATGGTTAAGTGGATTGCTCAAATGGCCTTCAATATGTCAGACGCATTTGAAGCTGCCAGTGAGGCGCTATCAGGTTTAACTAATACCTTAAAGGAGTCGATGCTCACTACTGAAAAGTATTTCAAATCAGGTGGAAGACTTGGAAATTTAGGTTCTGATATAGCTGGATCAATTCGTTCAAGAGAATTCAAGGCCAATATAGCAGAAGGGATAAACGAAGCATTAATAGGAGCCTCAGCGAGTTTGAATTCTGAACGAATTGCAGATGCTTGGGGCGGCCAAATTATGGATTCAATCGCACACGTATTTGGACAAGGTATAGCAGACGCCTTAGGTGGTGCAACAATTAGTGCGTTAGCAGGACTAGCTTCGACTATGTCCTCATCTGAATTTGAGAAGTTTATAGAAGATATCAACTTGCAAGGGAACTTACAGAAAAATATTAACACAGGTGGAGGATGGGAAGCTACAGGGGCAGCTACAGCAGGACTTGCTGCTTTGGGGGTAGGGCTCCATACGGTAACTGTAGGTAGTGCCGCCTTGGAAGTTGCATATGCAACTTGGGCTGCGGCTGCGGCGGCATCAGTACCAGTAATAGGTTGGGCTGCGGCAGGTCTAACAGCAATAGGTGTTGCTGGGTGGTTAGCTATAGATGCTTTCAAAAAATTAGGTACTAGTTCTAAAGAGGCATCAGACGATATAGTAGGTACTTTAAGATCAGTAAATGAAGGCATAATATCCTCCGCAGTAGCAATAGACAAAATGGAAGAAAGTATGCATTTTGAGAGTAGAGCGGGTGCTATTCAATTTTTTGAAGATTTAAGTGCTGCTACAAAATCATATAATAAAATAGCAAAGAAACAAGCAGAAACTTTAAAAAATCTAGCCAACCAATTCAAAAAAGTATCAGAAGGTGTAAAATCTATCTCAGACTCATTACTACTAGGAGGAAACCTTAAAGATTTCGCTGGTTCTTTCGGGGCAGTAATAAAGGGTCTTGACAATGTTGTAGTAACACAAGCTGAAAAGTATAAACTTTTAAAGCAAGAGGGGTGGGAATTTACAGGCGATCACGCAGATATGCTAAAGTCTCAATTAAAACTTGAGGAAAAGCATTTTAAAGCTCTTGCAGATATAAGAGCAAGGTCAGATGTAAGAGGGGATGAGAAAAAAGACCTAGTTGCGGCAGGGGTAAAGACCTTAACTGCCACTAGAGCGTATATAGAAGAATTACAAGGGGCGATATATAGCAAAATATATAGTTCTACATACGGTGAAGTAAATAGACAAGAGAAAAAGGACTTAGGCTCGCTTACTAAGGCAGAGCAGGACTTGCTGAGAGCAAAGACAGATAGAGCTATAGCTGTCAAACTATTTGGAGGGGATGCCCAAAAGCTGTACCACTTAGAACTAGCTGCGGCTGTTAAACTTGCACAGTATGCTACTGATAAGGTTCATATGGAGCAATTTGGTAACTCAGCACTTAAAGAGAAAGCTACCATCGAGCTGAAAATACTAGGAATAGAAAAGCAGAGACTACTGAATAAACTTGTTTTTGCAACTCAGAGTAAAGAGGAAGCACGTAATACACAATTACAAATAGAAAATTTAAATGTAAAGATATTACAAGCAGGTAAAATAGCTCGTAAATTATCTGAGCATTTCCACGACATAGCAGGAACTACTCAAACTATTACTCAAAGAATATCTGCTATGAGTCGAGATAACACTTTTAAGGCTGGAGAATTTCTACAATGGAAGAGCGATGAAATAAATAAAGAATTCAACGCTTTCAGACATTCTTTAGATGAAACCTTTGCTAGCGGTCAGCAAGTTGTCGGCATAATAAGTACTATTATAGAAAAAAATGGCGAACTAAGCTCTAAAGGATTAACAGAGGCGTTCGCTAAAAGATTTGCTAAAGCCTTCCCAAGTGAGAAAGAATTTAAAAAGACATATAAATGGATTAAGTTAGCTACAACTGCTGAAGGTAAAGTAATAACTAGTAGGTTTGAACAACTGAATAAGGAAAAAATAGACCGTGATATAGAGGTAACTCATTGGGCCCAACACGAAGACCTAATAGAACTTAGGAAGACTATTGCTACGTATGAACGCGATATGAGGGAAGAAGGTCTCGAACTAGTAAAGAAAGAAATAATGTTAAGGGAAATAGCCGCAGAGACGGAGAAGACCCAAGCAGAGCTAATAGCAGCAAGAAGAGATGAATGGACCTCGGATTTTAGAGAGGCGTTCGAAAAAATAGGGTCTTCATTTGAAAGTGGTATATCAGGTGCAGTATCTGATTTATTAATGGATAAGGAAGTTGATGGAGCGGATTTACATGCTGAATTAACACAGGGTTTGGCGGATGCTGCAGGTGACATGATAGGTGGAATGGCTAACGACTTAGTGTTTTCAAGATCAGGGCTACTGGGAAGTATAACTGAAGGCTTGTTTGGTTCAGGTATTGCTGATAAGATATTCCCACCTACTGACGTTGAGAAACTAGTACAGAAATTAGAAGACTTAGGGAAGTTCTCCCAGGTAATGGTTGCGCACCTTAAAGACATTAAAGTGAATACTAAGGCTCTTAGTGATACTATTAAAAGCGGTAAGACCCAAGTTAAAACTACCGAGTCAGACACCGGTGTACAGAAATTAAGTAAAGCTATGGCCGATGCGGTAGGAGGCATAGGAAAAACTATCGCAGATAAGTTTAGTAGTACAATAAAAGATAGTTTAGGACATGTAGTTACTCAAGGAGAGCTAGATTTAGCTACTAAAACGTTCGTCACTGAGTCAGAGTTAACTTCTGCTCTAGACGCGTACAATAAGAAGGTTCAGGAAACAAAAGATAAGAAGAAGACGTATAAAGACTTAACTTCAAACTCCTTATCAGCAAGTCTAGGTACAGGTACAGGTGGTACAGGTATACCTGCGTTGGATAAAATATTAAATAATATTGATATTGTTCAAAAAGGTAAGGAATTAGAAACATTTCCTAATATGAATAAGACTAACTACAGCTTCCAAGGTTTTGAAAGTGAAGAAGCAGGTAGAGCCGAGTTAAATAAGAATATAAAAGAACACCTTAGAATTGCTAAGGATAGTATCTTTGCGCTTAATGCCGATTATTTTTTACAATTAGCAGGTCAGTATTCATACTTTAAAAAGGGTACTACTGATAGAGGAGCTAACTTAAGTGGGGTACGTAGCAGTGCAGGACAGGGTCTTTTCGCAAAAGGGGACAAGGGTGGCTTAGGTGCTATTATCCATGAAGCCGTCCATCCTTTAGTCCAATCGCTAAATAGTCTAATAGATATAGAAAGCTTTGATAGGTATTCAGACGTTACACAGACTTCTATGCTTAATCAGTCACAAGCGTACTTAGGCTCTGCGGAGTTCAAAGGTTTGGATACTGAAACTGCTCAACATGTATATCAGTTTTTAAATGCTATAACTGCAAAATCAAAGAAGGTAATTGAGGAATACCTGGTACGAGGAATATCCCAGAATGCCTTAAGAGGGGAGGGGTCTAAGCCTTCTGATTGGGTACCAAGCTTTATTCAAGAAGCTATGCCTGAAGTAGTAAAAGAGATGGATAGACTTTCTACTCCTGATACTCTAAAAGAGTTTAATAGTAGTGTAGTAGATGCTATTGGTTCTCTTGGAGAATTTTTTAATAAATTAGCAGATTTCCAATCATGGAACAGTCAAGGATTTTGGCAAGGATTTGGAGGAGGTACAGGTTCTGGACCTTTCCGAGTTCCGACTTCTAAGTCCACCTTTGCTAGAGATAGAAAAAACCAGCCGGGTTCTAAGGATCCGTATGATATGGCAGCCAATAGCGGAATTATACCTTTTAATGCTAGGTCTAATTCTTTATTAGTACAGAAATTCAGAATTCAGCAACTTGAAGTTAAAGCGTTACAAGAAAGAATTTATAGAATTGAAAAATTAAATAGTAATAATTTTAAGAACTCTACTGCTAGTGATTTAAGAGCAAGTGCCTTAAAAGGGGGTACCCCGGAGCAACTAGCAAGGTGGGCGGAACTTCAAGACATAAAAGAAAGACAACAGAGACTAGCTAAACTGCATGGAGAACCCGGTACTTTTAAAAGAAAAATGATGGGGGACATGAGGTTCCAGACAAAGGCACAATATCCTCTAAAGGCCAAAGCATTCATGGCGGGGGAGGCTCTAGTAGGGTTACTCAAAAAGTACAAGGTAGCTGCAGGAGTAATTACCGGTATAATAGCCCTTTTGACGAAGGGGTGGAATAATGTTCAAGAGGCTAAAAAGTCGGACATGTATAAAGAGCAAGATAAAGAATACCAAGCATATAAATCTAGTGTAGAGTACTACGATCCCTATTCAAATTTACAGACTAATAGTCTCACTACTAGTAACTTAACTAAAGATGCTACTAAAGATGTAGGAGATAGTTTGATATTTGGTTCGGCTACTAAAGATATAGATTCTATTGCAACCTCTGGACTGAACTTCACAGCTCAACTCATTGATACTCAAAGACTACAAATACAGGAATTTATGTCTGTGTTAGCAGCATCAGAAATGGGTACTCCACTTAAGGATGCAGTAACAAGTTTAGAGGCATTTATGAGTTTTATCAGCAATAAAATGTCTCCTATGGTAACAGATCTTACTGCACTGATACAAGCTACTAATAGCCTGTTCGGTATAGTACCTACCCTTCCTACTTTTAATAATTCAACAGAAAATACTCTTGAACCTCATGTATCTGCAACAGGTGCTATGTTGGTTGAAGAAGTTAACCCTGTAGTGGTAGGATCTGGACAGCCAGTACAAGTTACTTCTACTGGGACAGAAAATGCAATGACAGCCGCTGGTAATCAAATAAAATCCTCATTATCTAGTGGATTTGCTAATCTTATAATGAACAATAATAGTAACGCTAGGGCTATGATTACTAACACATTAAGCCAGGTGGGTACCAACTTAATGACTGAAGCTATAGGTTCTTTGTTTAAATTTGCAAATGGTGGTGTTCTTTCAGGAGGCTTTAAAGCCTTCGCAAACGGTGGTACTGTTTCTCAGCCTACACTGGGGTTAGTTGGAGAAGGTAAATACAATGAAGCGGTAGTGCCTCTACCTGATGGAAGATCAATTCCAGTAACGGGAGCAACAGGTAGTACAGAAAATAACATTACAGTTAATGTTACAATTGATAGTGATGGAAATGCTAAATCTGACACTAATTCTGGAATGGATGGAGATACAGCTAAACAACTTGGTTATATGGTTTCACAAGCAGTACAAATGGAACTAGTAGATCAGAAACGACCTGGAGGACTACTTAGTCAATACTAATTATGGCAAATTTTAATATAGAAGTAAATATAAATCCAGATAAAGGACTCAAATCCGACCAACAGCCTAGAATTTTGAAAGCTGCTTATGGTGATGGGTACGAGCAGCGAGTAGCTGCAGGTATAAATAATATACCTGAATCATGGAATTTAACTTGGAAAAATAGAACTTCGGCAGAAGCTAATAAGATTGTACGGTTCTTAGAAGAGCGAGGAGGAGTAACTGCATTTGATTGGTACCCTAAGGGGTATGAGATATCTAGTACTACTGATGCAACCCCAATTACTAAGAAATTGGTAGATGCTAATCAATATTTTACTGCTAGATATTTAAACACTACTGTTACAGACTCAGGCGGAACTAGTACTACTGTAACAGCAGTAGATAGCGCCACTACCCTATCCTTAGCAGCAGATATTATGTCAGGAAGTGAAACGTATACTATTTATCCATATAAAAAATATACCTGTGCAAAATGGAGTTCTCAAGAAACTCTGTCAGGTATTAGAACTATAACAGCAACATTTACAAAGGTATTTGAACCATGAGTGATAAAATTACAGCGGATATTCACGGCTTTGAGCCTGGAGCAGTTATTGAGTTATTTGAACTTGATCTATCTTCTGGTGTTGCCCCCGATTCAGAACCTGTCCTTAGGTGGCATTCGGGTCATAATGAGAATATGCAAGAAATCATATGGCAAGGCAATAGATATTCAGCTATGCCTATTGAAGCCGAAGGGTTTGAGTTTTCTGGTAAGGGGTCTATACCTAGACCTACACTAACTGTAGCTAATATTACTTCTATTTTATCAAGCGTTATTAATAGTTATGAGGATTTAGTTGGTGCAAAGGTTACAAGAAAGAAAACTTTCGCAAAGTATTTAGACTCTTACTGTTATACTAATGGTTATCCAACTTCGGGGGTATGTACCGGAGAATCAGGATCGGACCCAAGTCTGAGTAAATCAGACTGTTTAGACTGTAATAAAAACGGTTCTGTAGGTACTTGGACAGTATACAACCAGACTACTTGTGAAGCGGCAACTGGACCAGGTATATGGTACGCTTCTGCTATAGCAGATGATACTGCACATTTTTCAGATGAGATTTGGTATGTAGATAGAAAAGCTGTAGAAACTAGAACCCATATTCAATTTGAATTAACTGCAGCGCACGACATACACGGAGTTAAGCTACCTTCTAGAACGGTAGTAGCTAACTCATGCCCTTGGGTATATAGAGGAGTAGAATGTGGGTATACGGGTAGCGTTGTAATATACGCAGATGGAGCTGCTGGAACAGCTACAGTTACCTCGGAAGCAGTTACTTCTATTTCTGTAACTGCAGGAGGGGTTAGGTATACAGAAGCTCCTACAGTACTTATAACTAGTGCTACTGGTACAGGGGCTACAGCAACTGCTTCTATTAGTGGTGGGGGAGTTTCTGCAATTACAGTAACAGCAGGAGGTTCTGGATATACTAATGTAGATGATATCGACATAGTAATAAGTGGGGGAGGTAGCACTAGTACTATAGGGTGGTGGGATATTAATAATAATGTAGGGGGATCAGCTGTTGACGATGTGTGTTCAAAAACTTTTACCTCTTGTGAATTGAGATTCCCTGAACAAGGGCCGAGCCCTTTTGGGGGGTTTCCAGGGGCGGGCATTAATATGGGCTCGATACGATGAATGAGAAAACCTTAAATGATTTTAGAAAGCATGTAGAAGCGGAGTACCCTATAGAAGCCTGTGGGTTTATTATAGGGGTAGGGAAGAAGGAGAGGTACTTCCCCGCAAAAAATATAGCAGAACTTGCGGAAGAGTATTTTATAATAGATCCAGTAAGTTATGCAGATGCAGAAGATACAGGAGTTATTATAGGGATTTGTCATTCTCATCCTAATGAAGGTTGTGAGCCTTCTGAAGCAGATAAAGTTGCTTGCGAAACTTCTAATAAGCCTTGGCACATTTTAAGTTGGCCAGGTAACAGACTCTATAGTTGGGAGCCTTCAGGGTATGAAGCACCGATAGTAGGCAGACAGTTCAGTTATGGAGTTTTAGATTGTTGTACATTACTTAGAGATTATTATAAAAAAGAGCTAAATATCGATTTTGAATGTTTCAGTGGTCAAGATGGCTGGTGGGATAAAGGTGAGAATCGATATTTAGAAAACTATGAAGAGCAAGGTTTTGTTAAGATACTTGATGAAAATGATATTAAAAAATATGATGTCTTTTTAATAAAATTAGTTTCACCTGTACCAAACCATGCCGCAGTTTTCATAGGAAACGATAGAATTTTACACCACGTATACGGTAGACTATCCAATAGAGAGCTTTACGGAGGATATTGGAGAAAGCATACCACGCACCATTTAAGGCACAAATCATTATGTTAAAGAAAGTAA